ACAAGAAGGGCGGCACAGTCAAGGACGCGTGTTACCGAAAAGTAAAATCTTCCTACAAGGTTTTCCCAAGCGCGTATGCGAGTGGGGCGATTGCAAAGTGCAGGAAGAAGAAGGCGGGTAAGTAATGGCGGTTCGCAAGACAGCAAAAGGCGCGGCACTCAAACGCTGGTTCAAAGAGGACTGGAAAGATGTGCGTACTGGTAAGGCTTGCGGACGTAAAGAAGGCGAAAAGCGAGGCACACCCTACTGTAGACCAACAAAGAAAGTGTCCAGCAAAACGCCTAAGACAAGCGGCGAGATGACAGCGTCTGAAAAACGCAATAAAATCACCGAGAAAAAACGGCTTGGACAACCTGCAGGTAAACCACGGCGGGTCTCCCCTGCAAAACGGAAGACTAAGAAATGACAACATCAGGCACCACAGCGTTTAATATGGACTTCACGGAGATCGCGGAAGAAGCATGGGAACGCGCGGGCCGTGAGATGCGGTCTGGGTATGATCTCCGCACCGCTAGACGGTCCATGAACTTGATGACAATCGAGTGGCAAAACCGCGGTATTAACATGTGGACGATTGATTCGGGTACAATTAACTTAGTATCTGGTACTTCTAGGTACGCATTACCAGCCGATACTATTGATCTGCTTGAACACCAAATACGTACTAACAACGGGAACGCTAGCACACAAGCCGACCTTACTATAAGCCGAATCAGTGTAAGCACGTACGCATCTATACCTAACAAGTTATCACAAGGTCGCCCTATCCAGTTGTATGTAGAACGGTTGAGAGACGCGCCGCATGTAAATGTATGGCCTGTGCCGAACAACAACGACTACGTGCTGTACTATTGGCGTATGCGCCGTGTGGAAGACGCTGGGTCCGGCGTACAGACCGCTGATATGAATTTTCGGTTTTTCCCCTGCCTCGTTGCAGGTCTGGCGTACCATATCGCCATGAAGGTTCCCGAGCTAGTGGACCGCCTCCCCATGTTAAAATCCGTGTACGACGAGCAATACGAACTTGCCGCGGGTGAAGACCGAGAGAAGACAGCCGAACGATTTGTCCCTAGAATAGCTAGGATTCGTTAATGAGCAACCAATTCGCATCTTCCCAGAAGGTTATCGCGCTTTGCGATGTGTGTGGGTTCCAGTACAAGTTACGGGAACTACGTAACCTTTTTGTTAAGGGCAGAGATACGAACGTAAAGGCTTGCCCCGAATGCTGGAATCCCGACCAACCACAGTTACGTCTCGGGGAATATCCAGTTAACGATCCGCAAGCTATACGGAACCCGCGCCCAGACCAAAGCCTTGGTCCTTCAGGGGATACCAGTTCTCGGGGTATTCAATGGGGTTGGAATCCCGTAGGGGGCGGTAGAGACCCTTTTGGGCTTGCGCCTAACACATTAGTAGGAACTGGCCAGATCGGCCAAGTTACCGTAACTACATCATAGGAGTGATGATATGAAAGTGTTTGATATGAAGGAACCCAAGGTCATCAAGGCCAAAGGCGTTCAGCCGTGCGGCCATGCACCGAAACCCAGTATGAAGGGTGTTAAGACTACGGGCATTAAAGTTCGTGGTACAGGCGCAGCTACAAAGGGTCTTATGGCCCGTGGGCCGATGGGGTAAGCTATGAACTATACCGAGCTGAAAACTAATATCGAAGACATCTGTGAGAACTCTTTCACAGATGACCAGCTCGCTATGTTTACGCAGCAGGCTGAACAGAAAATATATAACACGGTGCAGATACCTGCACTGCGTAAAAACGTGACAGGTACGCTTACAGCAGCGAACAAGTACCTATCTACGCCTTCTGACTTCCTGTGGTCCTACTCGTTAGCAGTCGTTGACGCCTCTGGGGTGTACCACTTTCTGTTAAATAAAGACGTTAACTTTATGCGGGAAGCGTATCCAAAGCCAACGGATACAGGCTTACCCAAGCATTACGCATACTTTGACGATGACACGTTTATCGTTGGGCCTACCCCAGATTCCTCGTACACCTCGGAGCTTCATTATGGATATTATCCTCAATCAATCGTTACTGCTGGCACTACATGGCTTGGGGACGAGTTCGATTCTGCTCTACTCAATGGTGCGCTAATTGAAGCTATCCGCTTTATGAAGGGTGAACCTGACATCGTTGCGATGTACGAAAAGATGTATTTGCAATCAATAACGCTGTTAAAGAGTCTCGGAGACGGCAAACTACGTGAAGACGCATATCGTTCGGGCCAGTTCCGAATCCCAGTAAGTTAAGGAGGCCAAAATGGCAATTACTCAAGCAATGTGTACATCCTTCAAAGTCGCTCTTTTGAACGGCGAGATGGATTTTAGTGGCGACACGTCACAAACCTTTAAGATCGCACTGTATACTAGCTCTGCTACGTTGAGCGCGGCTACAACAGCGTATGCAACAACAAACGAAGTGACGGGAACTAACTACGTTGCAGGGGGTAATACCCTTGTAATATCCGCAGCGCCAACTTCTTCAGGCACAACAGCGTTTCTGGATTTTGCAGATACCACGTGGTCAGATGCTACAATTACAGCACGGGGCGCATTGATTTATAAGGTTGGCGGAAGCAACCCGGCGGTCGCAGTGTTGGATTTCGGGGGGGATAAAACTTCTACTACAGGCGACTTTACTGTTCAATTCCCAGCATCCGATGCTACTAATGCCATCGTACGCATCGCTACTCCATAAGGTAGTATATGTCTAATACCGATAGACCTTGGGGCGCTGACGCTTGGAGCCAAAATTCTTGGGCAGGGAACCCTACTGCTACGCTGTATTCCGGCTGGGGTGGAGGTAGTTGGGGCCAGACTGCTTGGGGAGAGGACCAGTATGTTGTTCTCGTCACAGGTGTCGAGGCTGAAGGTGCTATCGGTAAAGATCAGCCTTGGAGCGCAGGCTCTTGGGGGCAAGGCTCTTGGGGAACTCCTCTAAGAGTAGCCGTAACCGCAAATGCTTTAGCTGCCGTTACAGGTGTTGAATGCGCTGGCGGTATTGGAACCTCCGTTGTTGATGGTGAAGCTAACCATCCAGTTACTAGCGTGGCTGGAGCGGGGGCGATTGGGGATGTAGTCGTTAACGCCGGAGTAAGCGCAGCGGTTACAGGTGTCGAGGCGGATGGCATTATAGGTGCCGTTACGACTACCGCGGCGGCTGGTGTTTTACCTGTAGGTGTAGAGGCTGACGGCGTTGTAGGTGATCTTACAGTAGACGCCGAAGCTAATGTTACGGCTATAGGAGTAGAAGCTGACGGCGTTATAGGCGACGTATCTCTTGCGTTGGGCGTAACAGTATCTCCGACAGGTGTGGAAGCCGAGGGTGACGTGGGAGACACGTTTATAGCTCTTGGAATTGTTGTATCAGTTACGGGATTGCAAGGGAACGCAAAACTTGGTAACGTAGCCGCATCGGCTAACACAGGTATACCTGTTATAGGGCTTGCAGCTACTGGGGTTATTGGTTTTGCCAACGTATGGGGCGAAGTTGATGATGACCAAACACCTAATTGGACACCTATCGCCAGTGCACAATCTCCTTCGTGGGACAGTGTACCTGAAACGCAAAATCCAAACTGGCAAGACATAGCCGCATGAGGACTGAAATATGACAACACAATATTCACCGATACTTAAACTTGCTTTGCCAGTTCAGGGTGAGCTTAGTGGTACATGGGGTGATGTCGTAAATGACAACATCACGTCAATGGTAGAGCAGGCCGTTGCTGGCCGCGCGGTCATTGATACGTGGACGACTGACTCGCATACGCTGACTACAGCGAATGGCACATCTTCTGAAGCCCGCTGCGCTATGCTTGAGCTTACCGATACAGGCGCGGCTCTGACTGGCGCGGGTACGGTTATCTGTCCCACAGCTTCTAAAATTTACATCGTAAAAAACCTAACTGGGCAAAACATTACAGTAAAGACCGCTGCGGGGTCTGGTGTTCTTATCCCTAATGGACGCACCACGTTCTTGTTTTGCGATGGCACAAACGTCGTAGAGGCTTTAACGCATACAACTTCTTTGCAGTTGGGTACTAGCACAGCAGTCACTGCGGTCCTTGATGAAGACGATATGGTTTCTGACAGCCCTACTTCCTTAGCCACACAACAATCTATTAAGGCTTATGTGGCTTCGCAAGTTGGTGGAGCTGATACACTTTCCGAGATTCTAGCTAACGGCAACACATCCGGCAGCAATAACATTGTCGTCGCTAACGGGCAGAAGATAACCACAAATACTATTGATGAGACTACCGCAGGTTCCGGTGTTACGATTGACAGCGTGTTGCTCAAAGACGACACAGTCAACGCTACGGACATCGAAACCGGGTCCATATCAGCTAACGACGGCACTACGGCGGCTACGATTGCAAACAGCACCGGGGTCGTAACGGTTCCTTCAGCGGTCCTTACCACGGCGGACATAAACGGCGGCACCGCAGACGGTGTGGTTATCGGTGCCACAACTCCCGCGGCAGCGACTGTCACTACCCTCGCAGCGAACACAAGTCTAACGATCAACAGCACGGTGTCGGTCACAGCGGTTTTGGACGAGGATAATATGTCCTCTAATGACCCTGCGGGGCTGGCTACACAACAATCCATTAAAGCGTACGTAGATGGACAAGTTGGCGGTTCATTAGCTGCTGCTAACAACTTATCAGATGTAGCGAACGCAGGTACTTCCCGCACAAACTTAGGCGTAGCAGTTGGATCAGATGTCTTGGCGTATGACGCTAACTTGCAGGCTTTTGTAACTGCGCTTACACTGCCGACATCGGATGGCACAAGCGGCCAAGCATTAGTTACTAACGGAAGTGGCACTATTAGTTTTGGTAGTGCTGGTATATCAACAGGTAAAGCCATAGCTATGGCAATCGTGTTTGGCTAAAGGAGAAAACAAATGGCTGCACCGAATATTGTAAATGTAAGCACGATTATAGGCAAATCCGCCACTGTCGCGCTTTCATCAACATCTCAAACAACGCTGGTCAGCAACGCTGCATCTAGTGGTAAGGTTTTTAAGATTAACATGATCCAAGTTGCAAACGTAGATGGCGCAAATGCCTGTGATGTGACTGTGGATATTCACAGCGCCGCGGCTGGCGGTGGCACAGCATACTCGCTGGTCAGCACTATCTCGGTTCCGGCGGACGCCTCGTTGGTTGCTCTGGACAAGAACACGGCGACTTATCTCGAAGAAGACCGTTCCATTACGGCAACTGCTGGCACTGCGAATGATCTGGAAGTGATCGTTAGCTACGAGGAAATTAGCTAATAGGAGCCTCTGATGGCTAAACGTACAGGCGGCTTTATAGGCCAAGACGGACTTAATGCACCTGACCCTGCTACGGGTGTTAGTGCTTCTGCTGGTAATGCGCAGGTAACTGTTAGTTGGACTGCACCTAGCGATGTTGGCGGTGCGGCTATTACTGGGTACAGTGTGCAGTCAAATAACGGTGGGGGCAGTTTCCCCCCGCTCAGTCTCGTTTCGTATGCTGGAAAGACCCTTGACTATAGTTCGCAGATTACTTCAGCGTGGGGTTTTTCGCTCGGTGACAGTGGCACCAAGGCTTACGTTATTGATGTAAACGCGGTTATTTATCAGTATGATTTAAGTACCGCGTATGACCTGTCTACGGCGTCTTATGCGTCTAAATTTGAAGATGTTAGCGGTACGGTTACAACCAGCCCTAGAGACATTACCTTTAAGCCTGACGGGACAAAGTTTTATATTTCTGCGGACGACACAAACGACCGTATTTTTCAATTTAGTCTAAGCACTGCTTGGGACATCACTACGTCGAGCTATGATAGCTTGTATTTTGACATTAGCGGTCAAGATACAACCTTATATGGGTTCACATTTAACTCTAACGGTACAAAAATTGTAGCCGCAGGTAGTACGAATGACACTTTGTTCCAATACTCCTTGTCTACTGCGTACAACATTAGCACAGCAAGTTACGACAGCGTTAGCTTTGATGTTGGAGCGCAACTATCAGAAGGCGCGCCGTTAGATGTTTCTTACAATTCTGATGGCACTGTTTTATATCTTGCGGGAAATGCGGGTAAAAAAGTTTACAGGATAAACTTGTCCACTGCATACGATCTATCTACAGCAAGTTACGACGATGAGTTTTTCGCGACGAACACGTCTGGAAACACGGCTCCTTATGGTTTGTTTGTAAAACCTGATGAGCAGTCGTTTTTCGTGTTGGATTTTGGTGATGATTTAATTTATCAGTATGATGAAGAGGAATACCCCACTGCATCCCCTGTCACAGTTACTGGCTTAACCAATGGCACAAGCTACACGTTCAACGTATGGGCGATCAATCCGTTTGGGTGGTCTTCGCCTAGTGATGCGAGTGGGAGTGTGACGCCAAACCCTCAGATTGGAGATGCTTATGAGGGCGGGTATTTGGCTGGGTATATTTCCACATCTGGCAATGGCACAGCCACTCATTATCTGATTGTCGCCCCTGTTTCGTCTGGACAAAGTGCCAAGAAATGGAAAACTTCCACCAGTAGCACTTCAGGAACTTCATCTGTTATTGATGGGCCAACAAACAGTTCAAACATGAATGACTCAAACCACCCTGCCGCTCAGTTCTGCGAGGGTCTGACAATAGGTGGGTATTCAGACTGGTATTCACCCGCCAGAGATGAGTTGGAAATTTGTTATTACAACTTAAAACCTACAACAAATTCAAATAATACCTCGTCAGGATCAAATAGTTATTCAGTGCCTCAAAGAGGTTCTAACTACACTACTGGTAATCCTGCTCAGACATCTGTGTCAGACTTTCAATCAGGTGGCTCACAAGCCTTTTCTATATCTACATATAATGATTACTGGACTTCAACAGAACTCAGTTCGTTTGCTGCTTATCGAATAAACTTTGAGAATGGAAACTCTACAGATAGCGGAAGTGGAAAGGATGACACTCTTAATATTAGGGCTGTAAGAAGGGTTGCTATATGATGTATATATGTGTGACAGAGGTTGATGCTAAGACCAAAATACCTTGCACGGTTGAACCGCAGCGCACAGGTCCATCTATGCCCGCAGTCAAAGGGTTTCATCTTGACTGGGCAGATAAATCAACATGGCCTGTGGAGATTGCGCAGGATGGAACATATATGAGCGCTCCCAAATACTATGGGACTTGCGATGATGACGCCATTACATCCGTGCTTGGAGTGTTGGAAGTTATAACTGAGCAAGAGTGGACGCAAAGAAAGCATGATGAGTTTTATGCTCGACAACCCTACCCATCTTGGATTTGGGATGCAGAAACTTTTGTTTGGTCTAGCCCAGCTCCATATCCCGATGACGGCAGTGCATACCGCTGGGACGAAGCAACAACATCATGGGTGGAGGACGCATAATGCCCAATTATCAAGGTGTATGGAGCCTGTCAGAGCAGTATCAGAACGCGAGTGGTTGGCCTACTGCACCACTCCCCGCTGGAACAGGTTTGTTTATTGGCGGTTCTGATGGCTCTGGGTCTGTAGCATCAATAGATTTTTTAAGCATAGCAACCACAGGCAATGCCACTGATTTTGGGGATTTTGGGTTTGGAGCGTCTAGAGGTGCTTCGTGCTCATCATCAACAAGAGCGTTTTATTTCGCAGGCCAAAGGGGCAATAGCTATACCAATGACATTGCCTTTATAACGTATGTTATTGGTTCTGCTACAATTGATTTTGGCGATCAGACGCACGAAAACGGTTACGCAAGCGACCCTGCCGCATTATCCAGTGCGACAAGGGGTGTCGTTGCTGGTGGGGACGGCTCTAATTCTCCTTATTACCTAGACAAAATTCAGTACATTACAATGGCGTCAGAGGGTAATTCCACCGACTTCGGAGATTTAACGGTTGCCAGAAGTGGTTTAAGCGGACTTGCCTCGTCCACAAGAGGTGTCTTTTCTGGGGGCCGTCAGACTGGCGGGTCTATTAGTAATGTAATTGATTACATAACAATAGCCTCTACAGGGAACGCAACCGACTTTGGTGACAGTACATACTCTAGGCGCTGGACTGCATCTGTGTCTTCATCAACTAGAGGGGTTACGGCAGGCGGATCAGATGGAGCTAATCGCAACATAATTGACTACATTACTATTGCCTCTACGGGCAACGCCGCAGACTTCGGTGATTTAAGCGTAACTCGCTCACAACTTGCTGGATGCTCTTCATCTACGAGGGGCGTTTTTGGTGGCGGCAACACTGGTTCTGACAGCAATGTTATAGATTATGTGGAAATTGCCTCTACGGGCAACGCCACTGACTTCGGTGATCTAACAGCGGCGAGGAAGTACCTGCAAGGCTGCTCCAACTCCCACGGAGGGCTTTCATAATGACTAAACGCTATCTAGGCAACATCATCACGCAGAACCCGACACCGCCTGCTGGCCCGTATGAAGATGGCGCAGCATCTGGCGTGTGGTCACTTGCGGAAGCCTTAACATATAGCAAAGCGGGACTGTGGCCTACGGCGGGGAATGCTTTGCCAGCAGGCCAGCAAGCATATACTACAGCCGGATCGTATAGCTGGACGGCTCCTACTGATGTAACTTCAGTTTCTGTTGTCGCTGTTGGCGGCGGCGGTGGCGGCAGTAGTTCTAGTGCTGCTTCATGGAGCGGTGGCTCTGGCGGCGGATTGGGTTACAAAAATAACTACGCTGTCACACCGGGCGACTCTTATACGGTTGTTGTCGGAGCTGGCGGTCAAGGAACTAGCAATGGCACTGGCTCCTCTGGATCAGCCTCTTATTTTGTAAACAGCTCCTTAGTGGCGGGAGGGGCTGGGCTTTCGGGTACAAGCCCTAGCGGCGCGGGATACAATGGGGACGGCGGAGGGTATGGCGGCGCAGGCGGTCTTGGAGATGGGGGCGCAGGCGGTGGCGGCGGCGGTGCTGGCGGTTACTCTGGAAATGGCGGCAGAGGTGGCGCAGGGGCGGGGGATTATGTGGCTAAAAGCGCCACCAATGAAGGCGCTAATGGTTCCGGCGGTGGCGGCGGTGGCGGCGCTGCGTTTATTGGCGGATCAGGCTTGGGCTCAGCACACGCGGCTGGCGGCGGTGGCGTAGGGATACTTGGGCAGGGTTCTAATGGCTCTAAAGGTACTATTACCAACCAAGGCGTTTATACGGTTAGCTTTAATGGCGGTAACGGCGGTAGCGGCGGATCGAATGCTCCAGATAGTAATAGCTCAGTTTCAGCCTCTGCCAGAAGTTTTGGCGGCGCATATGGCGGCGGCGGTGGCGGCGAGCCGCAGAGCACCACAATATATGGCGGCGGCGGGGCAGTGAGAATTATTTGGCCCGGCCAGAAGCGGCAATTTCCAAGCACTAGAACGGCGGATGAATAATGGAAAAACTATATATAAAGTTGAGTGAAAATAACACTCCTGTAGGCCATCCTCATTTTGAGAGCAATCTTCAGCAAATTTTTCCAGAACATGATTTTTCTTCAGGGCCGCCCAGCGGCTGGATGGAGTTCGAGCGGGTAGCTCCGCCTGCTCTTGGACCTTACGAGAAGTTTGATGACAGCAAGGGCGGAGACATTGCGTTAGCCTTTCCTCACAATGGGCTAGAGTATAAAATTGTAAACGGAAAATACACTGACGTATGGCATGTTTTGGATTTAACGGACGGCGAAAAGCTAACAAAACAAAACACAGTAAAAAGCGATTGGTCTAGTTTTATTGCAACAAGTGATGGTGCAGATTACTCGCACTATGTTTTTGATGAGGCTTACTGCGCATTTGTAGAGCCGGAAGAATAAAATGCCTAAAGATACAGTAAAAGAAACGGCACTAGCCACGGTAGACCTTAACATTCAGCTTCCATCTGCGAAGCCTGAATACAAGTCCATGCTGGCAAACATTGCCGACAAGGCTCCTGCAATCGCACAGGCGTCTAGCAACTTCTACAAGTCGCACTCTCAGATGATGAGCGTGACGCTTGACGTTACGGCAATCACGCCGATCCGCTCTATTAAGCATACGCTTGCTGAGATTGAGAAGACCAAATCCGCCTTGCAGGAAGGTTACTTCCGCATGAAAAAGGAAGAGGTCAAACTCAAAAAGCTGGAGCGCAAGCTGAAAAATGAGGGTGACGATCTTGAGCGCGAGATGCTTGAGATTAAGATAAACGAAAAGCAAGCTAACGCTGCATCTTCACGCGGCTACGTTGAAGCCGCTGTCCGTAAGCTGAACTTCTTTACCAATCAGTACGAAAACCTGATGAAGAAGATCGGCAAGGACGAGTTGACCGAGGCTGACTATGAGCTTGAGGAAGTCAAATACCACATTATGACGTGCATGAAGCAGGCGCTAAACTCTGCCCGTCCACGCAACGGCGTGATCGACGAAGGCAATATGGTCTATCTGTTTGATCTTGGCATCAACGCAGCGCAAGCGCAGCTTGAAGTTATGTCGTATCTCAACTGGGAAAACGAGCTTGTCAAAGAAGGCAAAGCCCCAGAGCATCACCACACGGTGCAATGGCTAGAGGCTTGCGCTGATAAGTGGGCGCATTGTCCAAGCGCCTTTGCAGAAAGCCGTGGATTTGATATACTCGACGAAACATCCTTGACCAACACACTCATAGAGGATCAAACTTATGGCTCATAAAGTGGTAAAGTACCGCCTAGAAGCGGATGGGACTATCCCGACGTGGCTGACGTTTGGCGTTCCGCAATCAACTGGCGGTATGTACGCCGTTGCTGATCCCAACACTGCGTCACCGCAGGATTGGATGATGATTGGCATTTCCGAAGATGGAGCAGATACATCTGATGCAATCACAGTATTTGCAGCTAAAGCCGATCTCCAGACGTATCTGTCAACAGAAGCAACGGCAAATAGCTGGACTGACCCAGACCCCAACGATCCTGACGCAACGGTTGCTTTTGACGACGCTGCTCACGCTCAACGTGTTTGGGACGATCTTGAAGCTCTGAACGCATAGGTAAGACAATGGACAAACGAACAACATCATCCGCGCATGAGCGCATTGATGGCCTTGAGAAAGAGGTGATCGCAATAAAGACTGAGGTAAAAATACAGTTTAAAGACCTGTTTGGCCGTGTGAAGCGTATGGAGAGCATTATGATTGCCGCAACTGCGTCCATTATTGGTCTGCTTGTGGCTGTCTTAATGAAGATGTAAAATGTGGTGTGTTCTTGTATTTGTCGGGTACGGACACACTTTCGTAAACAACTACGGCACGATGTTCTATAAAGCCTGCTACTACGACTGTGGCGCACCGGGTGGCAAGAACGGCCAATGGCACGATAGACGGTACGTTGTCCACCCAGACGCCTACTGCCCAGCGAGGTACATGGACACATGATTGATCCTATTACAGCAGTTGGCCTCGCCACTTCAGCCTATAACGCTATTAAACAAGGCGTTGCTGTCGGACGTGAGCTTCAAGACATCACAGGTCAGCTTGGCAAGTGGGGCAAGGCTTGCAGCGATTTTGCCTTTGCCGAAGAGCAAATCAAAAACCCCCCTTGGTACCAATTCAAAGGCTCTGACACACACAGTGCCATAGAAATTTTTGCGCAAAAGAAGAAGATGTCCGAAATGCGCAAGGAAATCAAAAATTTCATTAGTTTTCAATATGGTCCATCAGCTTGGGAGGAAGTTTTACATATCGAGGCGAAGATGCGAAAGCAACGTAAAGAAGAAATTTATAAGAAAGAGCAGTTTAAACGCGCCCTGATAGAGTGGACTGTAGGTATTTTGCTGGTGCTTTCAGGTATCGTTGGTCTGGCGATTGTACTGTATTTCATAGGTAGAAGTCAGGGGAAGTGGTAAATGAAAAACTCTGAGATCATAAGACAGTTCGATCAGGCAGTTGAGCTTATCATTGAGGGTTTGGCGGCAAAGTCGGGGCGTCCATTCTCAGAGGTACTGGTGCTTTTAAGGCGAGAGAAAGAGTGAGCTGTGTGGTTTTTAGTTTGGTTTCAAGTTATGAATAACAACATTGAGCATTATCAACTCAATCAGTTCACTACTGAAAACGAGTGTAGAGAAGCTCTTGAGGATGCAAAAGTCTTGATAACTACAAGCCAAACGACGGTGTATTGTTTTGAGGTTATACCGCAATAAGAGGGGCGATTACGTTGTATATGACAAATACGGAAAAGTTGTTATAATAACGCACCACAAGAAGTACGCGATTGCGTACGCAAGGAGTTTAGAAGATGCCGAATGAGTACGACCTAAACGGAAACGGAAAGATTGATCCGGTTGAGCATGAGATAATGCTAGAGGACCGTCGGCGTCGCATGGAAGACGCAGACGCCAAGAGAGACGCGCAGAGGCGCATGACGTGGTTTGCGCTGTCTGGTATGATCCTTTACCCTTTGGTCATCCTAGTAGCCTCTATGACGGGCTTAGAGACAGCGGCAAAGTTGATGGCGGAGATTGCCGCTGTGTATGTGATTGGTGCATCCGGCATAGCCGCTGCATATTTTGGATTTAACGCAATGGAGAGTAAAAATGCTTCAAGCTCTGATCGGTCCAATAGCTAACCTTGCGGGGGGTTGGCTGGACGCAAAGACTACTAAGCAGGCTGCGGAAGCCAAGCTCAAGCTGACCGAGGCCGAAGCCAAGGCCAAGATCATGCTGTCTGAACATACGAGCGTTGCCGATTGGGAACGCATTATGGCCGAGGGCGCAAAATCAAGCTGGAAAGACGAGTGGTTCGTAATTGTTCTGTCAATCCCGCTTATTTTGGCCTTCATACCCGGTGCCGAGGGCTGGGTAGATCGTGGGTTCGAGCAGCTTTCCAAAGCACCAGACTGGTATTTTTATTCGTTAGGTATCGCAATAAGCGCCAGCTTCGGTGTCCGCGGTGCGCAGGCTTTATTCAAGAGGAAGTAACATGACATACAAACTATCACAGCGGAGCCTTGACCGTATGGAAGGCGTAGACGAGCGTTTAGTTGCCGTTGCTAAAGCAGCTATAGGACATACAAAAACAGACTTTGGCGTAATCTGTGGGCTAAGAACCATCGGAGAACAGCGTGAACTTGTAGCTAAGGGCGCGTCTAAAACAATGAAGTCCAAGCATATCGAGGGCCGCGCTCTTGACCTCATGGCCTATGTTGGCTCGCGTGGATCGTGGGAGTTGAATCTTTACGATGATCTTGCGGATGCTGTGAAGCAGGGAGCTATTGATGTAGGTGTAGCCGTGCGGTGGGGTGCCGCTTGGCATATTGACGACATCCGAGACTGGGATGGCACAATGGAAGAAGCCATGAACGCCTATGTGGACTTGCGCCGTAGCCAAGGCAAGCGTCCATTTATTGATGGTCCACACTTTGAGCTAATGGACTAAACTATGAGTATGGTGTAGTACCTTAGTAAATGGAGACTTACGATGCCCTTAAAGAAGCTACTGTTAAAAGCTGGTGTGAACCGCGAAAACACACGTTATACGAGTGAAGGTGGCTGGTACGAGTGTGACAAAATCCGTTTTAGGCAGGGCACACCCGAAAAAATAGGTGGGTGGCAGCGTATATCTGCATCTAATTTTCAAGGCATTTGTAGGTCACTGTGGAACTGGGTAACCTTGGGTAGTCAAAATCTGATCGGGGTTGGGACGAACTTAAAGTTTTATATAGAAAATGGTGGGCAGTATAACGATATAACCCCCTTACGTGCTACAGTAACGCTTACAAACCCGTTCGAGACTGTATCTGGATCGCCTATTGTTACAGTTACAGACGCTGCCGGGGGGTATAAAGATGGAGACTTTGTTACTTTCAGCGGCGCTACTGCTGTGGGCGGCCTTACTTTAAACGGCGAGTTTGAAATAACTTTTACTGAGGCAGTCAACGAATACGCTATAACAGCTACTTCAAATGCAACTTCTAGTGCAACGGGTGGCGGTACAGTCACCGCAGAATACCAGATAAACGTCGGCACCGGATTCGCTGTACCCGTTACTGGTTGGGGCGCGGCTGAGTGGGGTTTTGGTACGTGGGGTGTAGGAGAGACATCTATAGAATCTATTCGACTCTGGAGCCAATCTAACTTTGGAGAAGATTTAATATTTGGTCCCCGCGGAGGCGCTATATATTATTGGGAAGCTGGCGCGGGGTTGAACAGCCGTGCAGTAGAGTTAAGCACTTTATCAGGCGCATCTGGCGTACCAACAACGCAAAACTTCCTAGAGATTTCAGATATTAACCGTTTTGTGTTCGCTTTCGGCGCAAACGAGTTTGGCACATCTATAGTAAACCCCATGCTAGTGCGATGGTCTGACCAAGGCAGCGCGATAAACTGGACACCCTCCGCTACGGCACAAGCAGGGTTCCTCACGTTATCTCGTGGCAGTGAGATCGTTACATCAAAGCAAGCGCGGCAGGAAGTTCTAGTTTGGACTGATTCCGCCCTATATGCTATGCAGTATGTCGGCGCACCTGTTGTTTGGTCTGCGCAGCTTGTGGGTGACAATATATCTATTGCCGGACAAAACGCTGTAGCATATTCAAACGGCGTAGCTTACTGGATGGGCAAAGATAAGTTCTACAAATACGACGGGCGTACGCAACCTCTACGCTGCGATTTACGTAAGTTCATCTTTGACGATTTTAACACACAACAGTACGACCAGATTGTCTCTGGCACCAACGAATCATACCACGAAATATGGTGGTTCTACTGCTCAACGGGCCAAACAGTGTCAGATCGTTATGTAGTATACAACTACCTAGAAGATGTTTGGTATTATGGAACTATGTCTCGTACAGCTTGGTTGGATTCTGGATTGCGTGATAGCCCTCTTGCGGCCACGTATGACAGTAATCTCGTGAACCATGAACAGGGTGTGGACGATAATGCTGGAGCGGAAACTTTACCCATTCATGCGTTTGTGGCTTCTGCAGAGTTTGATTTGGAAGATGGTCACCAGTTTGCCTTTATCTGGCGTGTTCTACCGGACATCCGGTTTGACGGGTCTACGGCGGGTTCGCCTAGTGCAACAATGACGCTGTTACCACTGGCTAACTCTGGTTCAGGATACAACAACCCTACGTCTGAAGGAGGCAGTAACACTCGCGCTATAACACGTACGGCTGTGCTACCTATAGAAGAGTATACGGGGCAGATATACACTCGCGTGCGTGGTAGACAGCTTGCAATGAAGGTAGAGTCCACAGAAGCAGGTGTTACATGGCAGCTAGGAGCGCCTCGGATTGATATGCGTTCTGACGGGAGACGGTGATGCCCAACGAAATTGACAAGGTAGCGCCCCCTGCGCTTCCTCTTGCGCCAGAAACCTATGATCGACCTTTCATGGACCAGAATAACAACGTATTACGTCTGTTCTTCAACAGGTTTGTCGGTTCAGTAAACACGTTACTGAGCACCAATGTAGGTGGTAAAGTTCTATATATGCCGTACGGAGTGTTCTATAGCACTGTAGATCAAACAGCTTCAGCCGCTAACACGGGCTATGCCGTTACATTTAATACTACACGAGCCAACAGTGCGGTAAGTGTGGCAAGTAACTCTAGGCTTACAGTCGCAAACTCGGGAGTGTACCATTTAAAAACCACCCTGCAATTAGAATCTACAAACAGCTCAACTAAAGCAGTTTCTGTATGGTTAAAAAAGAACGGCGCAAACGTAGCTTACAGCGGTCACGAGTACACTATAAGTGGTAATGGTAAGAAAGATATAGCCAACTGGAACGGGTCTATTGACCTTGCGGCGGACGATTATGTTGAAGTGTTTTGGTCTACAGACGACACTAATGTAGAGCTACATGCACACGCAGCGGTATCTCCAAGGCCCGCGGTAGCATCAGCTTCTGTTGCAATGACCTTTGTAAGTAACGTATAGTAAAGGCACCCTCAACAAATAGGTGCAAAATGGACTTCTTAGAACTATTCGACGCTTGCGTCCGCGAAACTAAACTTCACTTAGACGACTACACAAAACCCACAACGCTAGATATTTCCCTTAAAGAAGAAGACATTGGGCTAGATAGCCTAGATGTAACTCTCACTCTGGTGCTTATATCTGACATATATGGCATACCGGAAACAGAAGACTTCAATATACCTGTAGGCTCCCTGCGAGAAGTGCGAGATTATATGTTGGAGAACAAAAACAAAGACTTTGATTCTGTAGAAGCTGCTATGGAGTCTGTCGCATGATTTACTTATCTAAACTCTTCAGCACTTCGACTACTGATACAACGCTTGTGCCTGACATAGCATTCCCGCAGCACGCGCATATTATACCCTCTACGTTTAGACGCGCTAAGTCTGGGTTAAAGTATCCTCCTCACACGTTACTAGAAACTGTAGTTACCCCTGAAGCGTTGGCTTACGTTAAAGATAACCCTGTAAAGGGTAAAACAGGATTTATCTTTGCTGCGGGCAACCAAGGTTGGATGAGCAACAGTAACAGGTACGACAAAAACCCTGACGCCGAGCTACACTACAAGGTCAAAGTTCCGTTTATTGTGCTTACAAACATATACGCAGGGCGTATCGCTAGTATGTTTCACGTGCACGATCATGTATCTACGGACGCTAGCGCCTGTGCTTCAAGCCTAAAAGTTATGATGGACGTTCAAAACTTGATGAACAACTTTGGGTTTGACCGCGTTATCGTGCTCAGTGGAGAAGACGCAGTTAATAATCTTACACTAGAGTTTTTTGGGGAAGCTGGAGCCAGCCTGCAGTACAAGGATGAAAATAGTATACGGCCTTCTGCCTTTGACAGTACCAACCAAGGGTTCTTCTTAGGGCAAGGCGCTGCACTATGTATATTTGAAAAAGACCACGCAGGGCTACATAACCCCGAAGCTAGGTTTCTTGGGGCATATACGTCTGCCGAGGACAACACAAATCCGCTTGGGCAACGCTCCGATGGCGAAGGATACTCTAAAGCGATTGAAGGTTCCTTACATGTAGCGGGGGTACGTAAGGAAGATATAACAGTGGTAAAGACTCACGGCACAGGCACCGCAGTCAACAATAAGGCAGAAAAAGCGGCCTTAGAGCGTAGCCTTGAAGAGTTTGTTGCTACCTCGTACAAACAACGAGTAGGGCATACGATGGGCGCTAGTGGGTTATTAGAGACAGGGCTGTTGCTAAATGACATGAAACACGGTATTGTACCACAAATCCTCAATAGGACCGAAGACGATGACGTGTTCCTGTCCTACGATGCGCCAGCCCCACGAGGGCCGTTCCTTAGTCTAGCCGCTGGCATGGGTAATATATACTCTGCGGCAATATTTTCTGCGGAGGTGTAGGATGCAAACTGTTGTAGACAGCAAAGAAAGACCTCTACCAGCCCCTACGATTATAACCACTGCGCTTGGAGAACTCAATCTCGGGGGTATAACTCCTGCAGCGGCCATGGCGGGCATAGCCAAAGAGATGACTATGAAAGACACCGATCTGGTGCAGATAGGCAATACTGTATTTATTGGACATCGGGGCAAAGGCGAGAACAAAGATTTAATGTACGGTCGCGCACTCAACATAGACACAGCGCAAAACTTTGTGGCTAACGGGTTAAAGTATTTTACGCACATGCAGAAAATAGGCGTCAAACGCTACGTGTCTGATTATGATGGGGCTATATACGATAGCGCGTTCAAGGCGTGGAAACGCTACGCAGACAAACTCGATACTAAAATTGCTGTGGGGCGTAAAGCTACCGGAGGGTCAAGAGCGTACGTAACCTTGGGCAAACTACCGTTGAATAGGACAGCTTAATATGTCGTTTGTTAGTAATATCATTGAAGGCGCGGTTGACCTTGTCGGAGATGTAGTCGAGGGTGCCGTTGATATTGTTGAAGACGTAGTCGGTGCGGTTGGTGACGCTGTTGAATGGGTAGTGGATGAGGTAGTTGAACCCGTTGTTAGCGGGGTTGGCGATGTAATTGAAGCTGCGCTTGACGATCCTATCACCACTATAGCTAAAGTCGCCGCAGTCGCTACAGGGCAAACGTGGGTTATTCCAATTATCGACGGCGCGTCTACTCTAGCTCAAGGCGGAGATATTGAAGATGCGCTCAAATCCGCCGCAGTATCATATGTAGGTGGTAAAGTCGGCGACGTTGTAGGTACTTATGTCGATCCTGCAATCGCAGAAGTCGCAACGAACGCAGGTGTTAGCGATGCGGTAACTACGGTGGTGACAACGGCTGTGGCAGGTGGTACGGAAGCCGCAGCTACTGCTATTATATACGGGCAAAACCCGCTAGATGCTTTTGTTGAAGGTGGTCTTAACTCTGCGGTGGGCGCTACTATTGGGCAAATTGCAGATAGCCTAGATGCTAAGTTCGGCGATACGATTGACGACACCGTTGATGGCGCTGTCACTACCGTTACTGATAGTGTTGATAGCGTTGTCACTGAAATTGCAGACGGGGTTAGCGGCACCGCAGGAGCTATAATAGAAGGTAGCGGATGGGAGAACCTGCAAGACGGACTAAAAGATATTGTCGTTGCAGGTGTGACCGCTGAACTTACTGGAGGTGAAATATCTGCTGCTCAAGTAGGTAGCATTGTAGGTAAGTATACAGGCGTTACAGAGTTCGTATCAGATTTTATAGGTGAAAACACTAACATAGACGGCGCTGGGGTTAAAATTCTTACTTCTGCAGTAACTAATGCTGCGACTACGGCCATAGCAGGCGGCTCTACCGCTGATGCCTTTTTTGGTACGTTGGACGCCGCAGGCGCAGCGGCTCTAACAGAGGTCATAGATAAACCTGTAGACAAGTTTATTGATGATGTGTCCGGCACTACAGCGAAAGTGGAAGCGGCAGCGGCAGCTCTTAGGGCTGCGGAAGAACAAGCGGCTACCGCCGCAAACGGCTTTAACGGGCTACGAGCCGACTTGAACGACCGTATCCAAGAACAGACTCGGCTTAAAGAGGTCTACAACGCCGCCTTAGATGCGTACAATGCAAACCCCAGCCAAGCCACAATAGACGCGCTTAATGCTGCGGCGAATACGTTTAACGATTACGCAGACGACCTCGATACGTACTATACCAGCACTAAGTCACAAATGGATAAGTACAAAGCTGATTACGACGCAGTAGTGCCCCAGCTTGATGACCTGCAATCAACATACGACGAAAACTCGCAGTACCTATTATCTGATATAGCCAACCTCGACGCAGCTATGAAGCCTATCTACACTGAGGCTAACAGAGTTATAGCTACCACACTGCGTCCCGGCATTGACGAAGATAAATATAGAGAACTCAACGGATTAGATGCAGGGGAAGATGTCTACACGCACTACTTAGGCAACATAAACGATGCACAAGTATTTGACCCCGCAGACTTAAACGAAGCCAACCCTGACGCTTTTGGTGAAGGCTATACGTATGACGCAGCAACCAATCGGTATTACGTAGACACCCCCGGCGGGCGGCAAGAAGTCGATCCCTACGCAGAATACGGTGCAGGGGCTACATCATATGACGCTCCAGAACTATCTACGCTCCGTAAGAAGGTAGCCCCTGCGACTCTTGGAACACGCATCACCAAGGACATGAACAACATTCTAGGAGACTCTGCGCCTGTAGGCGGTGTGGTGTTGCCGCAGCATTTCAAAGCGTTACGAGATGCAGGGTACAATATTGTCGGGATCAAGAGTGGTTTGCTAGGTGGGAGGTTAGTAGACGGTACTCAAGATTACGACGAGATGGTCCAAGAATTTGAAGAATACACCAAAAACTTGGCCAACGAAGACGCGGTTATGAATCAGGACGTGCTGGGTGATGTTGACCGTTCTGACGAGTTTGCAGCTAACCAAGACGCGGCTGATGAAGCCGCACTTATGAGCCAAATCGTATACGATGAAGAAGCAAAAGAATACATACAGTCCCTAGAACCAGCGAAAGTCTACAGCGGTAGAGGGTTAGACCCAGCAGATTTTCTGACGTACACCGTTGATGGCACAATGCAAATCACGCCTGTTATTCAAAACATAATACAAGACGCGCTAGGGTATTCGGATGAGGATGTAGACCGATATTTTGCTGTGGGCAGCCCTTTAAACGCTGATAACATGAGTGGTATGGACTCCGCTGCGATACAAAACGCGTTGATGGAAGAGGGTTACGAACCACTAGAAAACCGTTCTATCGGCACCATGGCCGCAGAGGCATACGCCGCGGAGTTAGCTAAAGACCCTAGCAATACACTAGCACCTGCCGAAGCCGTGGTTAAATCTTTTCTTGTAGGCGCTCCTGAGAACCTTGCGGAAATGGTCCGAGGTATCGGTGTCGGAAGTACA